CCGGCGGACCGGACAACCTCCAGAACCCGATCGGCCTGCGGCAGCACGCAAATACCAATCTGCGTGGACTGCGGCTCGTCAAGGGCCGGAACCCGGATTACCCGCTGATCGACTCGTACTGGGTCACGGGCTTCGGTACCGGCGTCCGGCAGCGTGGTGGCGCGATCATCATGCAACTGTCGTCGTCCGGTACCTATACCGTCCCGACGATCTACGCCTGATCGGAGGACTGACCGATGCGGAAGATCAACTGGGAGCAGAAACTCTCCGACGAGGACATCGCCTGGCTTCGCAACGCGGGCTTCATGTCGGAAGAGCAGCTCGCCAACCACCAGGCGCAGTTCGATGCCGAGGTTCCGGACGCGGAGACGCCGGAGGACACCGTGACGCGGTCGGCTCTGGACGCGTCTTCGTCGGCTTCCACTCCGGCGGACACCGGGGACGGTCCCAAGCAGGTGGACCCGACTCAGGCCGACCCCCAGGACGCGGGACCGGAGGACGACTACGACTCGTGGTCGAAGGCCGATCTCGAGGCCGAGGTGGGCAACCGGAACGCGATCCCGGACACCTCGGATGTGGAGGTCGTCGGGACCGGAGCGAACGGCAACGTCACGAAGGCGGACCTCATCAAGGGACTCCGCCTCTGGGACGCCGATAATCCCGAGGACGAGAGCTAACCTCTCGGGTGCAGGAATAGAGAAGCCCGGCAGTCTCCCGCGCTGCCGGGCTTCTCTGCGAGTTCACGAGTTCGGGGTATGTTATATGATGGGATCATCTCAGAGTTTGGGAGGTGACCACCGATGGCCTCAGAAACCGAAATTGCAACGCTCCGCCGAATGACTGATCTCAGTCCCGATGACGCTACCTATACGGACTCACTCGTTGGCGGCATGATCGACGACTTGGGCATGGAGCCAGCCGTACGGCAAGTGTGGCGCGAGAAAGCCGCTGCGGTGGCCGGACTGGTGGACACCACCGAATCGGGCTCTAGCCGGGCCCTGAGCAAGCTTCGTGACGCGTATCTGGGCATGGCCGACGCGTCCAACACTTCCGTAGAGGAGACCGGGCACTCCAAGTCTTACACGGTGGGAGTCGAGCGGGTATGAGTTACTTGGATGCGCAGCGCAAGGTTACCGCAGCATTCATTGCGGATGACCCCACTACCGCGCAGCTCATCCCACTTACTCGCGCTGCTCAGCAAAACGGTGGCTTTCAGGAAGTCAACGGTACGCCTCGCCCTGCGCAAACGTTCAAGTTATCCCTACTGGCTTACGACCAGCGTCCGACCATTACCGTAGCGGGTGTGGAACGTGTTGCTGATTACCACCTCATCGGACCACACGACATGCAGATCGAGGTGGGAGACTACTGGTTGGATGAGGCAGGGACTCGCTTCGACGTGATCGGCTTTACCGAGGGGTGGGGCTACATGACTAAGGCGTTCGTCTTCCGGCACATCCCCCGGTCAGCGAGGCCATGATGGCGCGTCGTAAGGGAACGTTTGTCTTTGACTCGTTGACTCCGGGGTTGCAAGAGCTCCTGCCGAAGATTGACGCTGCGGTAGATCTAGTCTTCGATCGATACGAGCCCGAGGCAGAAACGTACGCGAGGACCAATGCGCCTTGGCACGACAATACCGGCAATGCGAGGGCAGGACTCTTCGCGCAGCATGATAAAGAGCCGATGGTCAAGCATGAACTGACAATCTACGGCACGATGCCCTATACGTTCTGGCTCGAAGTCCGGTGGTCAGGTAAGTACGCCATCATCGGACCCACGATGGTGCACATTGCTCCGCTTATGGCTGCGGACTTGGCTTCGGCTATCAATCGGGCGGTGGCAGCATGAGGACGCTCATCTATCAGGCGATCATCACCGATCCGACGCTGAACAGCCTAGGAATCACCGGTGCGGATTCTTTCGCGGTGGATGTGGACACGCCCCAAGACCGGCCGTTTCTTCAATTGCGATGGGGAGTTAACAGCGTGGGACTAGACGTCTCAACGCGGAGATCCCTCGTAATATGGGTGCACGACAAGCCCGGAGATTATACGAAGATAGACGCCATCATTCTTCGTCTCCGGTCCTTGATTCCGTCCCTCGTTCCTAGCCAAGATACACAAGGCTGGTTGCAAGGTGCACGGTGGGAAGGTGACAGCGAAGACCTGACCGACGATGGTCACAGGACAATCGCTCGAAACACTAGCTTTACGCTTGTGGGCTCGGGCCAGTAGGAGGGAAAGGAACTATGCGCTACGTACGCTACATCGGCCTGGCCCACGTGCGGCAGATCACCACGCAGGACTGGCGGTCGGTGGGCTTGACCGGTGACACGGTGGTGTGGTCGGCCCGGAATGGCTTTGCCGTGCCGCTGGACGCGCTCACCGAGGACCAGATCCGAAAGGGCATCGAGAACGACCCCGAGTTCGTCATCACGGGTGAGGGTGACGATCAGGAGGAGTTTGTTCCGAAGCCGCAGCAGGACGACATGACCCCCTCAGCGCTCGATCAGGTCACCGAGAACCCGGTGGACGTGTTGGCTCTGGCGAACGGGCCGGATAACGCCTCTGCGGACAACTCAGGGCCCTCTGTGGCACCGGGTGGGGCGGCTCCCACGACAACCGGAGCGCATACCGGCTCCGGCGGTGGTTCCGACGCTCCGGGGACCACGGTTCACTGATGCTCGAACTCCGGTGTCCCAACAAGAAGTTTGGGGAGGTAGCCATGCCTTCGGTCGATGAAGGCGTGATTGAGGTCGTCTGCCCGTCACGCTTCTGTGGGAAACGGAGTGGAGTGGTGGTGCTGCACCAATTCAGCACGAGTACTGGAAAACTGCTGGCTACCCGCCGGTATCAATCTCCTGAGGGAGGGACACAGTAATGCCTCTGGGAAACGCACTCCCGTATGGACTGCGGGACGTTCAGCTCATCAAGTACCCGACGCTGGCGGCAACGACTTTCGGCACTCAGCTCACGGACCTGCCGGTCGCTCGGACGTTCTCGTTCAACGACACCGAGGACTACGAGGACTTGCGCGGTGACGACAAGCTTCAGACCTCGCATGGCAAGGGCGCGTCGGTCGAGTGGGAGATCGAATCGGGCGGCATCTCCTTTGACGCCTACGCGATCATCGCCGGTGGTGTGGTCATCGACTCCGGAATCTCGCCGAACCAGGTTCGTCGGTTCCGCAAGAAGTCGTTGGACGTACGCCCATTCTTCACCACGATTGGGCAGGCGATCAACGACAACGGCGGAGACTTCCAGTCCTGTGTTTGGCGCTGCCGCTCCACGGGCAACGTCGAAGGCGAGCTGGGCGACGGTGAGTTCTTCATTCCGTCTGTGTCCGGCATCGGCTTCCCGTGCCTCGTGTCGGGGCTAGTGAACGCCACCGAGATCAATGACTCGGTCTACGATTTCGTGTATCGGGAGACCTCGGGCAGTATCACGGCTCCGGCGCTGGACACCCCCGCTGCTCCGGTGGTCTACTCGCTGTCGGACACGGGTGGCACGACTGCTGGTGGAGAGATCGTCATCGTCACCGGGTACGGCTTCACAGGCATCACGACTGTCACGGTCGGCGGTACCAACGCTACTGACTTCGAGGTCAACAGCCCGTATCAGCTCACCCTCATCACGCCCGCTCACGCGGCTGGCGCGGCCAACGTCGTCATCACCAACGCTTCCGGATCTTCCGCAACCGGCGCGTTCTCCACATACACCTACGTCTGATCCTTCTCACGGATATTAGGAGCACTCGATGCCCTCCGACAACTTCGCACCCAATTCTGTCTGGTCTTCGACTACTCCGGACGGCCAGGAGCAGGAAGTGACCACACCGAGTGGCCAGACCTGCCGGGCCAAGAAGATGTCCATTGAGGCCATGATTCAGGCTGGACTACTGGCTGAGGCCGACGCGGTGACCGCTCTCGTGTCGAAGCATCTCGCCAAGCCCAAGGCCAAGGCCAAGAAGGGCCCGACTCCGCCGAAGAATGCGGAATCAGAGATCGATATTCCTTCGCTGATGAAGGACCCCAAGGCGGTCTCCGAGATGATCGCCATGGTGGATAAGATCGTTCCTCACATCGTCGTCTCCCCGGCCGTCAAGCTCCACTACATGGAGACCACCGTTGGCAAGACCACCGTCACGAAGAAGCTGACGGAGGAGCAGCGCGAGGAAATGCACCAGGAGAACCCTGATGTGATGATCGTCTTTACTGACCAGATCGACCTGGCCGACAAGATGTGGCTTTTCGACTGGGCGGCTGGCGGTCTCGGATCGATGCTTGCCTTTCGCGAGTGATCCACGGCTGATCTGGGAGGTGTGGAACATGGCGACTAAGCTGCATTGCCGCCCGTCCGCACTTCTTGGCGCTTCCGATCCCTGGGTTGCTTTTTGCACGGACCGTGCGATCTTTACCTTTGGAACTACCATCGAGAACGCGATGGATGAGGCCGAGAATCGTCTTCCGAGTAGTGCGAAAGACCAAGCCCATAACCGTGCTCGCCAGCGCGTATTGGACGAATACCTAGGCGTTGAATTGTCGGAGCAGAAGCAACGATTCCGATCGGTAAGCGGGTGACCTGATGGCTAACCACACGCTCGGGACGATCCGGGGCACCATCGAGATTGACTATGATGGCGCTGGGATCGTTCGAGCAGTCCGAGACACCGAGAAGGCAAAGAAGGAACTGGGCGGGATCGACAAAGCCAGTTCCAAGGTGCTGGGTGCATTTTCCTCTTTCACCAAAGGCTTTCTCAAGGTTGGCGGAGCGATCAACCTGGTGACGGGGAGTGCGCATCTGCTGGTAGGTGCTCTCGCAGCCATCGGGCCCCTCGTTGGTGCTGGACTTGCCGCTGCTCCGGCGGTAATCCTGTCGTTCGCCTCGGCATTCGCTGTTGCCAAGATCGCCGTTTCTGGCGTCGGTGATGCGTTGAAAGCGGCAGGTGGAGACGCTGCCAAATTTGACGAAGCACTAAAGAAGCTGTCTCCCAATGCGCAAGCATTCGCCAAGGCCGTTCGTGCGTCTGTTCCTGCACTGAAGGAGGCCAAGAATGGCATCCAAGACGCGTTCTTCCAGGGGGCAGCTGGAGCGGTATCAACGATCATCAAGCGTCTAGTCTCGCTTACCGCGCAAGCTCGAGGCGTAGCTTTTGCGATGGGTCAGATCGCTCAGAATGTGGTAAAGACCGCTACGAACTCCCGCAACATCGAAGGTTTGCGGACGATCCTCTCCGGGGTGAATGCATTCCTGCTCCAGATCCGGCGCTCGCTCGGTCCAGTGGTGACTGGCTTCATCGGCCTGGCAGCGCAAGGATCGAAGTTCGGGGGGATCATCGGTGGTCAGGTGGCCAATGCGCTCGCCAAGTTTGCCATCTTCCTTAACAACATCGACTTGGACAAGGTCTTTGCTACGGCCCTACCGATCCTCCAGTCCCTGGGTGGATTCCTCAAAGACGTTGGGACCATCGCAAAGGCTTTGTTCAGCATACTGATCGGAGATGGTGGTAATGCTGTCGGCGTGATCGGTAACTTGGTCTCTCAGTTCGCCGCGTTCCTGC